ATTGTCTATTACTTCTGCTTGTATATATACTTTAGCAGTAGCTCCTGTTCCACCAGATGGCATATCGTTCCCCTCCCTTCTTAAATAATATTATGCAAATCTTAATACAGAATATTTTTGTTTCTGTACCGCTGATATACCAGAGTTCTTTAAACGATTAAGAAATTTATCTGAAGATACTTTCTTTTTTAAACTTTCAAAACGATGAGGTTTACCTATAAACTCACTGACATCAGACATATAAATTCCTGAAATACGAGTTTTATAAGTAGCACGAAAACCATGGCTACCTCTATCCCATACATTTGTATATATTTCATCTTCAGTTATATTGGGACTTCCATATGATTCTGAATCCTGCCCCTTGTAACGTAATCCCTCATGTTCGGTAAAACTAGAATCAATTATTATACCACCTTTATATACCTTACCCTTGTTATCTTCATACTCTTGATAAGATTCATACCTCATTTTATTCGTTCGATCATAAAAACGTGGCGTATATTCGGCATAATAACCTTCCATTTCAGTTAATGCAAAACTTTTTATTTTGGGAATAGCACTTTTTATAACAGTTTGACAAAATGTTTCATGTATTTTTTTTATATCTTCTTCTAAAGCGCCATCAGTTATACCCTCAATCGTATTATTTTTCCAATGAAGATTAAGTTTTATTGTCTCTCTCATTTTTTATCAATCCTTTCACCTTATTCATATCAATTTCATTTACAACTCCCTCAACAGCACCAAGAAAGTTTTCAATCCATTTATGAATAAGCGGTGCAAATTTAACAACTTGTTCCCTGACAAACGCATGTGGTTCATAATAGTTTGTCATTAAATCGTTACTCTTCATGTTAAGTATACTATCAAACATAGCGACCTGTGCTTCAGGAATATAACTAATAATTACATCTACAAGCCCATATTGTTGTAACAAATTAAAATCACCCAACATATCGTTTTCATCAAATTTAATATTTGTATATGTATTCAGTAATGCACCTACATATAACAAATATTTTTTACAAGAATCAACTTTAAATTGTCCATCTGCTGTAAAATAGCTATTTGCAATAATCTGATCACAAATCACACATACAACTTCATAACGTTCATAATCCTTTATGGCAAGTGTTCCTTCTAAATATATACGCCTTGCATCATCTGAAGACCTGTTTGTGAGTGCTTTTACGAATTCTTTAGCAGTAACAAATTTAACTCTATCTTTTTCAGCGTCAATAAAATGTTTCTTAACATCTGTCTGTTGATTCTGATTTGTATTTTTAGCCATAATTAATACTCCTTTTCTTCCTTATCAAAATTTTTTGCAATATGCCACGCCTACACAAATAGCATCTGCTTCGTCATCATTTACTTCTTTATTAAAATTATCATGAATATATTTAATTGAAGCTTGTTTAAATTCAGTACGTTTTCTTCCAAATGCCTGAAGCTTCACATACTTACGCCATTCACTGGGCGCAAATTCATAATACGTAATTCCGTTTGTTAGACAAAAACCATAGACTGCTCCAATAATTTTCATAAGCATGTCTATAACTTTCATATTTCCAAAAACAACGTCTTTTTCTATTACTATAATATCTGGTTTTAATTGTTCAATATCTGATAACAATTCTTTGACCATTAACTCAAGACGTTTATAACCATTTTTTTCTTTTTTAAATTCATCAATTACACCTGATTCCTGATATACACCATCCTTAAAAATAGCCCATCCTGTTGACGTAGTGCTAGTATCAAGAGATAGGAGAGTAGTAGTTTTTTTCTTTGCCATAATACGCCCCCCTATCAAATAGTATCTTCTTCAAGTTCGTAACGACACCAAAGATTATATGCTTCCTTAGTCTCGTCTTTCAAAAAAATCATAACCAATATAGTTTTGCCTGTTTTTCTATCTAATCCCGTATAAATATCAATTGGATAAATACCATTTGCAATATATAATTTGAACTGTTTACTATTAATAATACGTACAACTTCTTCAGGACGATATGGACGTGGATGTAGATTCGAATTTATTACATCATGTTCAATCATATCAAATTCCTTTCTAATACAAAAAAAGGGCATAACCTCGCCCGAACAGCGTAAGCTATGCCCTTTGTATATGACTACCACCTAAAAATTAGGGGATAGTATTTGTCAAAAGTCAAAAAATAAAATAATCACTGTTCATTTAAAAATAATTAATGCTTCCTACTAGCAATTGAGCGAGGAACATTTTTGTCTGATTCACGGGTCGCATTATAAACCGCTTTTTTAACTGTTTCACCCGCAATCTGTTTATCGACTTCAGGTTTAATCGGCTCAACTTTTTCTTTAATTTCAGCAGGTTCATCTTCAGCTATAATCTTTTTATAAGTATTAGCCATAGAATTTTTAAGCATTTTCATCTTATTTTGATCCATTCCCTGAAGCACTTTTTGGGCATCTTCTTTAGAGGTTTGTCCTGCTTCAAAACGGGAGAGAACATCAAAAAGGTCAACACATTCTTTACTACAATACATTGTCATAAACGTGGGATAATTGAGGAATCGGTCACAGTTTGTGCAATACTCATAATGTTTCCCACAGACAACACAGGTTCTATCAAATTTTCCCATGTTTTTCTCCTTTGCATTTAAATTGTGATAATAGTTACTAAAAAATAAAAAACAGAGTGGGCTGTGACACCCACTCTGCCATTTAACAAATTTAATTAAAATCTGTTTCTTACTGCTCAGTATCAGCTGTAGCATAATAAATATGATACAGAGCCTTATCAGTAGAGCAATAGTCAGTCTGAAGACTACCATTGAAATCCAGAGTTGCATTATCAGAACTCAGAGCAATAGTGGTCTCAGGGCTAGGCTGGAAGGACGGAAGCACAATGTAGACAGCTCTCAACGTATCTGCTTCGCAAGGATCGACGCATAACCCCTTCAGGGTCAAACGAACAGTTGCGGGGAATTTGTCAGCAGAGTTAAGAATGTCAACACCCTCAGTAACCTGACGGTCAAACTTAACAACATACTGAGATTCAGCCGTGTCAGTCGGAGGAGTAAGCTTTGTACCATTCAGACCAAATTCGGTCGCAGAAGCAGAAGTACCCTGAGTATAAGCCTTACCCATAGCACCATTAGTGCCCAGAGCATTAACAGTAATACGATTACCAGTTACAAAGCCGTCCAGATCAACAGTCGTGCCAGATTTAACAGTAATAATCTTAGGCATAACAATAACGTTGTCAGAAGTAGCAATGTCAGCTTCGTTACCAGATTGAGCCGCCATGATATTCAGGTTAAGCATAGCGTTAGTTGCGGTAAACTCACCAGTCTTTGCGTTCCAGAAACGCTTAATCAGTGTACCGTCTTTGTCAACAGCATCACGAGACTCAGCAGAAATCTCAATAGAAGCTTCAGAAAGCTGAGTCAGGACATACAGAGGCGTACCATCAAACTTTTCGGCATAGCCCATGGAAATTCTATCGATAATTAAATCACCAAGTTTAAAAGCCATAGCAATTACCTTCCTTTCTTTTAATTTTTATTTATTTTCTTAGCAATTCCCCTATCATATTCATGTTTAATTTCACGCATGAAGTTGAATTGCTCTTTATCTACTTTAGAAACATCAGCAAAGCCAGAATAAGAACCATGCAACAAAGCACTTGTAGATTCAATAATCTGCAATCTTTGTACACTGTCCATAAATTCATAATAGTTTACTTCTTTTAATTGCTGTTTATTATATTTAAAGCCGGGATGATTCAAACATCCTGATATAAGTGGAAGAAGATATGAAGTGGAACTCCCATCATCTTTTCTTGTTTTTAATTTCATTTCTTCTTCTTCAATCATCCATTCTTTGGTAGTGCGATCTTTAGCCTTTTCTATTTTGGGAAACATATTAAAAGCACTTCTTAAATAATAAACAATTACATTATAACTATCTTCATCTAACTCTAATTCATTTTCAGGATTATAGAGGGTCGAATTTCGTAAGATTTTGACAATATCTGTAATTCCTTTTTCATCAATATTTGTCCATTTCTCTTCAGGTTGAGTATATATTTCAAATTTAGAAAAATCTAAATCACCAAAAATGAGTCGGGTCTGTTCTATACTCAAAGTCCGATAAAGAATCATGAACAATTGATAATCATTTAAAAAAGTCCAATCAATATTCATATCTTTCCAAAGAAAAAGCCTATAACTCGTAGGATTAGCAGTAAACACATTAAGCATTGTCCAAAAACTAGACTCACCATATTGTTTATCATACTCCAAAATATCTCCAATGGTTGGTTGATGAATAGTAATAAAATCATTAACCTGATAGTCATCTCCGTAGAACAATTGAAGTTGAGTAATATTAGATTCGACTGAAGTCATCATAAATATTATTCGTACCCATATGTCCATTAACGACATTAGGCGCTTTCATAAAGAATCTCATTCTACGGATATAATATTGAGCGTCAATAATCATAGGCTTATCTTCGTAACATTTAAGCTGTCTTCCTAATGCATTAGTCCAACATAATAAATCACGAACAATATAACTAAGTAAATCAGTGCGTGCTATACCATATTCAGTATCCATATCATCTTCGTGAACAACACAATATACTTCAATAAGCTCATTTTTAACTGCCTTTCCACCTCTATCATATCTATCTGTCTGATCCCAAATATCAAACATAATAAAATTCAGCACTTCTTTTTGTACCCCGTTTAATTTAATCCAAGGTACAATTTGTTCGTGCTGAATTGCTCGATTGTAATCTAATATTTCCTGACGTTTCTTTAATTCTTCTTCTGTGGGATTATTAACATCCCTATATTTATTTAAAGGCTTAGGTTGTTTAGCACCTAACACTTCTTTGAGGTCTGGATCTTCTTGAAAGATTTTCATTAATTGATCCTTCTTATATATAATATCGTTGTTATGACGATTGTCCAAATCTCGTTTTATATTGGCTATATCTCTTTTCATCCTATCACCTCCACGTCCATAATGGAGCGGCTTTCTCCGTCAATATCAGTAACAGTAAGAGTAAAAGTATGTCCGATTAATATAGACGCTTTCTTTGGATGAATAGAAATAATATTATCATCTATTTTATCCATCACTATTAATCTGTCTAAACGATTAATTTCTGCATCTGTTAATCCTTCAATATCTTTTAATTCTAATTTCCATTCTGATTTTCTATTAGGGTCGATAGTTTGTTCTCCACCTACGGTTCCTGTATAGTATTCCGCAACAAAATAATATGTCCCATTAGTTTGTAATTTATTATAATCAGTATCTCTGACACTTTGGTCAACATAATCAATTTCTAATTCATTATTCTCATTCACATGCGCTGTATAAATATAACTGGTTAATGTGGTATCTTGAGGTTCAGCTTCAGAAATAACAATTTGAGTTTCACCTGTATCATCATAATAATCACAAATTAAAAGTTCACGATTATCACGTTTTTCATTCCACTCATCCTGTTTGAGAGTTAAGTTAATAATTCCCATAGGATTGAGATCGACCACTTTTGTAATTTCATAAACTTTAGGATTAATTTTATTATGTGACATAACAAAACGTTGTTCATGAGCCATATATCGAGTGTCGCAAAGATTGTATTTTTTTAAACCCTCATCTCCATAAAGATAATGAGTATCTGGAACCCAGCCATTTGTAACATTGTCCAAACCAACTGTATAATCGGCTGTCCAAACACCACTCGTATATGAATTTGCATTTCTTGACGCTCCGATAACATGCATTAATTCCCATTTACCGTGAACCTTGCACATCCATTTAAAATCCCAGTTACATTTTAAAATATTATATCTAACAAATTGCGCTTCATCATTTCGATTAACAATCATCCACAATTTATTCAAATCAAAACCTTCATCCTCAAAAGGATTGTCGGGTTCATAATCTTCAAAGCCAATTTCATCATCCATATCATTAGGTATAAAAACATATACTCCAATAGGATAATGAACCTTAGGTCTAAATTGCAGATAATAATCTACGGCATCTTTTAATATTGATACAGTGGCATGTTTGGAATATTTAGCATCTTCATAATGCCAACCATTTTCAGGATCAAGTATATAAACACGTTTGTATCCTGTGTCCCCAGTAAAAGTTGCATTCATTATCATATCAGACTGTCTACGTCTGGCTTGTGATAAATTTTTACCTCTACTGGTCAACATTGATTGATACATATCCTGTGTAATCAAACCACATCTTCCTCGCCAATTTTATCAACAAGATTATGTGCGTCTAATACAAACTTTCTATATGCTTGATAATCAAACTGCTCAATACAAGTTTCTTGATAGGCGGCTTGAAGTTTACAACAAATTTCAATTATGGGAGTAGGATAGCAGAGTAATTTATTTAGTCCGTCTATCTCTTTCATAAGATTAACAAAATATTTTGCAAAATCTACATTTTCATAATTTTGTGCGGTTTTAGGGTCTTTATAGAGTAATAGCCAAAATAATTTTTTATGGAGTTTATCTTTAAATTCAGCAACTTGTTTGTCGCTAAACTTGCCATAGAGGTAATCCATTAGGATTCACTACTCCTTAGTTTAGATGAAGATGAAGTACCATCAATATACGAATTATTTACAAGACCTCTATCACGGATAAGTTTCCTTTGTAAATAAATTGCTTTATCTAAAACCTCATTATTAACAGATGTATGATTTGCTTGTGCATAAAATTTTTCTGCACTTGTACCATACATTTGTATGAGATTTACAGTACTAAAGACCAACGGCATCATCCATTGGACAATCATACCATAACCAATAACATCCATTACAAATAATTTATCCATAGATTCGGTGGTTTTTCTTGTTAATTCATATTCTATATGTCCTTCAATAACAACAGGGTCACCCGTCTCTTCATCAATAACAGGCTCACCATCTTCGTCCAATTGTTCTATTGGTTCATTAATGGTAATACTGTTAAAAAGTCTATTCACGTAAGGATCACTAATAGCAGAATAAATTAAACCCCATAAAAATTCATTCCGATATTCATCTGTGATATCCTCTGTAAACAGATTAAGTATCTCCCCCTTCCTAAGAAAGGAGGAGACTAATTCGTCATATGTAATAGTAGGCATTTTAAGTTACCCCCTATTCATATTTATTCTATGTCGCTATTAAAACCAGTTAGAATCGCCAAATCAGTGCCCCAAGCACCATCTAAAGCCCTAATAGTAGCAATACTATCAAGTTCGCCACTTCTAACCATATCAGCCGCAACACTTTTCATACTATCTATAACGCCATTAGGCAGGTTGGGAAGAATTGCCTGAATTTCCCGTACAGGTCTTTTAAGCAAATTCTTTAAATCCGATACAGGATAAAGCTTCTCATAAAACTCTTTTAATTTTGGAAATTCATTCACAAAATCCTGATCCTCGATTACAATCATGGGATGAAAAAGTAGACTTGTGCCAGCACGTACCTCTGCCACCAAATCCTGATATTCAATTCCAATTGTGTCATTTCTACCTAAAAAAGTATAGATCATATTTGTTCTTTTGCCTAAAAGATGAGTTTTACCAGAAAGTACAGATTTACAAGGAATCCTATCATCAGATGCAAATTTCTTCTTTTCTGTAGTAATCTTAACCTCAGGTTCAACCACAACATTTTCAGCAATTGTAGGTGCAGGTGTTACCTGCGCTCTCTTAGCACTTCTTGCCATAATATTTACTCCTTTTAATCCTTAAATTTAATTAAATTAAGCGAGATTCCAAACGCCGAAATAACGACCAAGCTGAACGCCCACGCCGAAGCCACGGGTCATTTCATACTTCATAACATCATCCCAACGCCCATTTTCTTCACCCTTCTCGGTGACCTGATAAATCTCAGTCTCACCCTGATCAACAACTTTAATAAATTTGTCTTCAATCACAGGCAGAATAAGCAGAGTCTTATCACTGAAAGCTTTCTGAGTCAGAGTCTTGTCAAGATAACGCTGAGGAATTTCGATCATATCAGTTCCTTCATAAGTACCAAGTCTGCCAGTGTTAGCAACGGACTCTTTCTGAGACTGTGCTCTCCAATCAACATCAGTAAGAGCATTCAGTTTCTTCAAAGCAGTCTTTGTACCAACAATAACAGCCGCACAACCATTAATGGTCTCAACTTCAGAAATAATCTCATCAAAGGTATCTTTGACCAGAGTGTTATTACCAATCAGAGTAGGAGATGCGGGAAGCTTGTTAGAAGCATCAGTAAATGCCGCATAAATCTGATTAATAAGTTCATTCTGGAATGCTTTAGCAACAGCATTTACCAGTGCAGACCAATCATCCTGACCAACCAGATAACGATCAATCTGTGCGCCAACAGCCGCACCATAAACTTCCTGTTTCACAGTGAAGCTTTCGCCTCTGCCAAGTCTCTGAAGCACAAAGTCATGATGCTGACCAGAAACTTTAGCCACACTCAGAAGAGTATCATCAGCAGTTGTAAATTCAATAATGTCATCATTGGCAATAGAGCGTCTATCAACGTACTGCATGAAGAAATCATTCTCACGAAGTCCTTCTTCAATTTTCAGGTCAACAACTTCCTCGATAACTTCAAACAGCTCTTCGCCATGTTTGCGCATTGCACGATGCAGAGTACGCTTAGTAGGTTTGTCTTCATGAATATCAAGAATCTGATAGACAAATTTTCTCAGCTTGTCATTAGCTTCCTGCCTACTAATAACCTTGCCATCATCAACGATATCATTGCCCATAGCAAGATCAAACATCAGATTGCGTACAGACTCATAAGGAGTCTCCGCAAAGATATTTCTAAGGTGTTCAGTAGAAAATACTTTAATCATATCGCTTTATCCTCCTTTCTTTAATTTAGTCTATTACGCCACGACATATTTGCCATCTGCGAAAGATACTGTCGCACCAACAGCGGGAGTACCTTGGAAACCTTCAGCAGACATCTCAAAGATATCACCTTTTACCAGAGAATAACCTTTGACAACATCACCCTCTTTATTAACCCATGCCTTAGGGTTCTGAGTCTGAGGGATGGTATCATAAGGAGTAATCTCAGGCATGAGAATCCAAAGTGCTTCAGTAGCGGCAGTTACCTCAACATACCAATTACCATTAGCAGCCTGTTCAACAATTTTACCTGCAAAAGTAGGTGCAGTTGTCTCTTTATAAGTACCAAGCTTAATATAATCGCCACGACCAACAAGCTCACCATTATCATGATCAGCAGTCAGTTCGATATCAAAAATGTGTCCACCACCATTAGCCGCAAGCAGTCTGGAAGGGAACGCCTCGTTATGTGTAAAAACAAAAGCAATATCAATCATAACGTTTTTCTCCTTTCTATAAATTTAATTAAGATTAATCAAAGAGATTTCCATATCTCTTGTTTTCAGCAGTTTTTCCCTCAGGAATTCTAAACAGAGAGAACTTATGCTGATTGGTATCCTTTGCTACATGTACTTTCTTATTATTATTCTTAGCAAAAGAAAGTAAGAGAGCATCACATTTATTCTGAATTTCTTCAGCAGAATATTCAGAAGCATGTTCTTTAATTTGTGCAAATTCAGCAGAATCAGAAATAGCTTCCCAATCTTCAGAATTAATTATAGCTTCTTTACGAGATTCTTCTTCAGCTTTTTGATATTTTGCAAGTTCTTCAGACATTGCAGAATATTTAGAACGCATATTATCAATTTCTGCTTCTTCTGTATCTGTTACATAAATTGCATGGACAGGCACTCTATCACCTTTAAGAGAGAAGACACCTGCACGTTCGCTATAAGATTGACGATAAGCACTACCTGCCCACATATCGACCATTACAAGTTCTTTATCATAAACAAGAACATTATAATATGCATTATCAGTTTCAGAATAAGCATCATTTACCAACGTGGCAAGTGCATAGATTTTGTCATTTAAAGAAACTGCAAACTCTTTACCATTAATATTATAAGTAATAGAATTTTCAATTTTCTTTACTGGCTCGTCATCTTGTGTGTCATCTTGAGACTCTTCTTCAAGTTCAGATTCCGATTCGTTACTATCCTCGATTTCAGATTCTTCAGATTCATCACCTTCCGCACCTTCATCTTCAGATTCAGGGTTTTCATCTTCAAAATTCGATTCAGGAGTAGGATCAGCTTCAGCGTTACCAAACATCTCTTCGAATTTAGCTTTCAGCTCTTCATCTGTCAGATTTTCATGCTCAAATGTGACATCTTCAGCAGTTACATTGTACTGCTCCAAAAGTTGCTCAAATAAGCCCATATCATCTTTTCCTCCTTTCGTAGAATTTTGATCTATCTCAAATGCGGTCTTATCCGCATTGAAATTTAATAAAGAAATATTAGCACCTTCCATAGCAGGCTCAACTGTTGAACCATCTTCATAATAACCAAGAATGGTAATTCCTTTAAATACAAAATTATCTATATTTAATATCTTTTCCTTGGCATCGTATGAAAAATCATAAACATCAATTTCTACAGATACAGGGCATTGTCCATTTGCATCCATAAGAATTTCAGGTGCTTTTGTATAATTTTCATAAAGATAAGCATCAGTCTCAATATATTCTTTATCTTTATCAGCATCATAAACTAATTCTGGTTTAGCATCTGTGGGAACGTGACCAACGGGAATTTCATCATAAACAATTTCTCCATTATCACCTTCGTGCATTGCGTGCCAACCAAACACATTTTTCTGTTCTCCATCAACTTCAAGCTGATGGATATATGCTAAAATAGGTCGATTCTTAATACTTTTTAAATTCTTTTTCATAGAACTATAAGTAATTTGACTATGATTTTTATTTTTGCCCACATGAGCGGCTTTTAGATGTGTTTTAACAAGTCCGTCCTTAGACGTATCTTGAGAAAAAGATAAAGTACCCTCAAGTCCAACAGCCACAAAAGAGCCACCAACAAAATCATCTTTGGAAAATTTAACACTATTTCCTTGTTTAACTAAATAATCATAAAAAGCATCTATAGTAATAAACATAATTGCACCCCCTTATAAACATACCGTTTTTGAAAAGGTGCATTTATCAACAGGAACCGTACTATATTTCCCATTTTCATAACGACCTATATTTACAAACACAAACAAGCCCCCTTCTTTTTCTAATTCAGGATAACCTGCTTGTCTAAATAATTCAGCTACCTCTGTATCAGAGGTTTTAATAAACGGCATTTTTTCCATCTTTGAAACCTCCTTTTATTCGTTTGACCTGTCTCTTTTCTCTCTAGTTGCTTCTCCTGAATCTGTAAGTTCCCCGTCATCTAGTGCAGGTCTACCAACTTCTCCGTCCCCATTACCTGTAGATGTATGGCTAGATACAAGTGGACTATTAAATTTTTCAGACAGACCAAGAATATTTTCTTCAAGATAATTAGTAGCTAAAGATTCATATTCACTAATACCATTTAATGCATTAAGTGCTAATTTTACAGGAAGACCATAAGTACCATTTTCTAATAATTCTTTTCTAAAATCTTCTTTGGTATAAGCACTAATAGGAAAGAACACTACCTTACAAGGAGTACTAAGATTATATGTTGCATATCTATTTACCCAACCTTGAGTTTGACCAAGTAATGAACTAATGGCTAATTCAGTATCTACTTTCATGGCAAGTTTCAGACCAGTTGTACCAGTGATAGAAATACTATTAAGCACTTGACCGCCCATACCAGAATTAAGAACATTTTCTGTAGCTTTAGTTACTTTATTACTATTAGTCGTAGCATCGTTATCACTAAATCCAATTGTATTTAATTTTCCGGGAACAATAGCGGCAGAAGTATAATCAGGCAATGCCTCTTCACACATACGATTAAAATATTGAATAATAATTTCAGGGTCTACTTTCCAATCATCAATATTTTTACTGCCAGTAATAGTTTCCATTTCTAACCAAATCAATTTATAAATATCTTGCTCATCTGCTATAGCTTGAAAATCTTTAACATCTTCTAAGTTAATCAATTCAGCAAATAAACCAGAATAATATGGTACAATTACTTTCCAGTCTTCAACATTTAATTTTAAACAAACAGTATATTCTTCTGGAAATACTTGCCATTTAAAATCATCACCGCCAGATTGATATTGGCGATACATTGATTCAAAAGGTTCGCCCCAATATTCCAGTAAATAGTTATATGTGCCTGTAAAATATGACATATCCATGGCGAATGCAAAATCGCCAGTAGGAAATCTTCCTGCAATTTTACAATAATCTGGATCAAGTGGAAGAATAAATAACCCATTATCATCGTCATAATAAGCACAACCATAGAAAACATCTTGAAGAAAACAAATAAGATATATCATTAAGAATTTTTGTTGAAGACCAAGACTATCAATGAATTTTGCTGTCTCGGCATATTCCTTCAATATTTTTTGGTCATTCTGAGTATTGGCAGTTACATCATAATTAGGAATAATGCGTCTTGCATCCAATTCAAACATAGTCGCATTATATTGAATAAGTTTTTTATACATCTGTGATCGATAATAAAGATACCAAGAAAGATTCCTTAGATTTTTTTCATTATTACTAATATTTTTTAAATAAGAAAGAAGTTTTCCTTTATCAAAAGTAGGAATAGCTTTTCTCGTATTTTTTGTCACATCAGTAATTTGTTTAAATGAAGTTTGAGCAGCTTCAAAATTTTTTAATCTATCATAATTATTATTATAAAAAGATTGTAATTCAGAAACTGTCTTTTCTCCATGTTGTGTTAAAATTGTATCTCGTGCCTGAGTTGTGCCCGACACATTACGATTTCTTTTTCTTTTACGTGCCATATGCACCTCCTCAAATTATTTTATTATTTCTTGTACGTCCTCTACGAATAGGAAGACTATATACAAGTCGTTCCACATCAGAAAAATTAGGTTTTAGTTGAAGCTCTAATTGTTTCATACACCAATAATTATAAGAAAGAGAAGAGTAGCGGTCTTTTCTATTACCCTTCGTTTCAAATACTTTTAACTTGCCATCTTTATAGAAACCTTTTAATTTTACTAATTCAAAAATAGCCGCTGACGTTTCTGCATAAGATTTTAATAATTCACCTTTTTCATATACAGTTAATTTCTTATATCCTTTAAATTCTTTAGAAAGATATATTTCTGCGTCATTTTCAGATACAAGAAAATCAACATTGCCATTTTGAATTGCGGTACGAAGCAAAAGGCAATAAACACTATTAGAATCAGCAGAAGCCTTTACAGAATAAATCACTTTTTTTGCATCTCTTACTTTACATCTCTGTGCCATTTCATCATTATTACAACAATTTAAAGCTTTATAAGTATTGCCTGTTTCAGGGTCATATTGATCTTTTATGATAAAGTCGTAAATTCCTATACCACTCCCGTTGGTATCAAGTACTAAATGCGTGCATTCATATTCATAATAATATCTCATCACAATTAAAGCCAATTCGTCTGTAGTAAGTCCCTCAAATGTTTGCCCAAATACAAAATGTGCTTTATATTTTGTATCTGTCATTCTAATTGCATCATTAATATAAATTGCCGCCGCATCGTTCTTTTTTTTCTTGGTAGAAGCCATAAGAGC